TCGTTTAAGTAGGCTTCTCGTAGTGGTCTCATCTCTTCATATAGTTTATTTAATCGTCTTAATGGTTTAAGTTGATTACTCATCTTCATCTTCCTCCACTTCAATTGTGTATATCTCAGCACCATCATATCTAGCACTGCATCCCCAAGTATCTTCGTATGCTTCTTTATAAGCTAACTCTGTTGCTTGTTCTTCATTCTCAGCATCAACTACCACAGTCAATACTGTTGTTATATCTACTTCTACTCTATATTTAGTCATTATAATACCTCTAAAAATTTAATTCTATCTGCTGTGAACCATAGACCGCCTTGACTTTCAGGTCTTTTATGCTCTGTTATACCCTCAATCTCTACTTTTAGCCACACTCTACCCTTAGGTGATAGGTGTGGTGCATTAGGTGTTGATGTACAGTGCCAGCCTGGTCTCACCTTAAAGCCTTTGGTTGGGTGACATTCTGATTGATACCATTTATTTAATTCCAGCCCTTGACTTTTATTAATAAACAGTGGTGTTAATTTACCTGATTTTAATTTACGTACTAATTTATATGCTATCACATTACACCTCCACTACTGTGTATTCTGTCTTGTTTGCTATCACAGATACAATAGTATGTAGATTAATAGTACGATATTGCATTAATTGTACATCAAAGGCAGTATCATAGGTGTTATCATATCTTGTTACCTTGTTCACACCTCCCTTTAAGAATTTAACTACCCCTAATCGACCATTAATCTTTCTTAAGGTACCATCTTTCTTTACAAATTTAACTGAAAAGAATTTACCACCTTGGTCATTCAATAGTTTGTCAAGTTTCTCTCTTGTTACATTTTGTTTATACATATTATTACCTCATTATTATTATAATTATCAAGACATAGTCTTGGTTTTTCTCCATACTTCCCAAGTTATAGATTGTAACAGATGTGGTGCAATATTCAACACCTCAGCCGTATATCTATAACAGTCAGCAAAGAATTTATATTGTTTATCCGTCAAAGATAGTTCAATATCTGTTGCAGTTCTACCAATAGCCACAGCAATCGCGTGCCTATCCACAGTTACAGATGTATTCTTATCGGGGTAACGTATATTCAGATAAAAAGACGTTATCTTCTTACCATTCAGTATAGATAATATCTGTTCTTCGTTATCTACACTGAGAATATCTTGTGCTTTCTTTACAAATACCTGCATATGTCCACAGGTACCATCAATTATTAAATCTTCAGCTATCTTTTTGTTTAAAGTCCAATTCTTTCTTGGGCTTAGAGCTGAAACCACACCAATAACATTATCTAAGGGTATCTTATGTTTTGTTGCTAGATACTGGCAATAGGTCAATGCATCAGCATACCAATCTGTATTATCTTCAGAGGTATTGTATATACGAATAATATTATTCTTTACAACAGTCCGAGATAATTTATTGGCTTTAAATACAATTTGTTTATCCATATTTATTTATCCCCAATAGTTCTTTGTCCCAAGCTAACTCATATAAATCTACCGTTGCTTGTTTATCTTCAAGATATTTATCTTCAAATTTCTCAATCATCTTTAGTTCTGAGTTATTTATATCAAACACCTGAACGCTATATAAATCACCGTAGCCTTTTTCTTTCAGTGAATTAGGACATTTTTCAGTATATCCTACTTCCCATTCTGTGCCTATATTCCCACTGTGGAAAGCTTTATATAAATCCAGCTCTGATTTTGTCATTAGTGTGTTAATTTCTACATTAAATTCCATATTTATTATCCTGTTACTTATAAATTGTTTATCCAAATAAAACCAAGACAGTGTCTTGATTTCCCCATATAAAAATTTGTTTATCCCAATAAAAAATTTATTCGTTTATCCAAATCTTTATTGTATGGTACCCGAAGGGCAGGGCATTGTCAAGCTGGTAACATAAAATAAAAATTGTGGGGTTCGGGGCTTTCGCCCCTCGCCTTAGCTAGCCTTGGCTAGCTTGTTGATTTCTTTATAAGCTTTTTGTAGTTCTCCATTTAAGTCTTGAAGTTCTTTAACAAAGGCAATTCTTGTTTTTAAATCTTCCTCGCTTGCTTGCTTGTCAAACCATTTTCTAAAAGTAGAGTATTTATCTTGTCCGCCTTTTTGCTTGTTTGGCTTGCCAATTTTACAAGGTTCTTCTTTCTTGCCTTTATGTAAAGTCAGCTTCGGTATATTTAAAGCCTTGCTGGCACGTTCAATCTGTTTCTTAAGACTGTCAGTGCTGGCACCTTGCAGCTTTAAATCCGTTGCAATTTTCTCTAAGTCTTTAACACCTACTGCCAGTCTATCGGTAACAGCTTGCTGTCTTGATTTATCGTCATTGCTTGCTTTTAAGTAACTTAAGTATAACTCTTCATTTGTCATATTATTTATCCTATAAATAACCAAGACACTGTCTTGGTCTTGTTTCAATAAGGCACGATTGCTCTATTGATACTGCGTATTGTACTCTATTTTGGTGGTCTTGTCAACACCTGAAAGCAAGACACTGTCCTGGTTTTCATTCATAGATTTTATTGTTTGTCAAGTGTTTAAATCTAAATGCGAATGAAACTCATTACCGTTTGATTATTATTCTCAATTGCAAATGATAATGATTATTATTCACATATGACTTGGACAAACGCGAATGCTTCTCATTAACAAATGCGAGTCATTCTCAAATGATAACGGGTATCAAATAAGAATAATTCTCAAATGCGAGTCATTACTAAATGATAACGGGTATCAAATAAGAATAATTCTCAAATGCGAGTCATTACTAAATGAGAATGGGTCTCACCTGCGACTGGTTCTCAATTGCTAGTCATTCTCAAATGCGAATGCTTCTCATTCACAGGCGGGGCGGGGCACCCTCGCGGGCGGGGCGTTTAACAGCTGAAACCACCTAGACCTAAAATTCTACATTTTTCATTATATATTATATTATTCTAATATGCGGGCTAAGAATAACTGAAGATTAAATAAGATTATTACAAATATTTCTGGTATAATATGTTATGTATTTGATACATACTTAGTATAACTTAGTCTCAACTAATTAACACTAGAGTCAACATTCTGTCATTCATTAATAATCATAAACGATTAATATCGTTTCAGATTAATAATCAACGAATATTAACTGTTGTTACTAGGTACACTAGGTTTTACTAAGTATGTGTATATAAGATTTAATAGTACCTTTCAAATGCTTTATGGTATAATAGGTACCTATAAATATATTTTTTGTAAAAATTATGAGTATAAAAGATAAAGGTAAATCTCGCAGTACCCTACAGAGTAAGGCAGATGAAAAACAATTAATTAAAGAATTGAAAGAGGATGCCAAATATAAGGTTGCAGCTCAGACTGGTAAGAAACCCAGTGATGTAGTTGTTGAGGTCAAGAAGACTAGGGGTGAAGGGTATGGTAAGATAGCCCGTGCAGCTGAAGGTAAGAAAGCTAGACGACCTAGAGGTAAGATATACTCCCCTACTGATGATGACTATGATAAGGTTGAAGAGATGGTAATCATTGGCTTAGACCAACATACTATTGCTAAGATAATGGGTATCTCTAATGCTACTCTTACTAAATATTATAAACATACACTAGAGACTGCAAGAGATAAGCGTACTGCTAATGTAGCGGGTGTAGCTTATAAGATGGCTATGTCAGGTGAATCAGCTAGTATGACTACATTCTGGTTGAAGACTCAAGGTGGCTGGACCCCTAAACAACATATCATTACTGAGGATAGAAACTTTGATATTAGTTGGTCAGAAGATGAAGATGATATTGCTGATGCTAATAGACGAGAGACTATTCAATAGAGCATCCAGTAATGATTAATAAGGGAGCGGAGGAGAAGCGTAAAGGGATTGTAATACCATACACCCCCAGGGAATTACAAGCTAAGTTACATAATGAGTTAGATAGATTTAATGTAGTTGTTTGTCACAGAAGATTTGGTAAGACTGTATTTGCTATTAATCAAATGATTAAGTCAGCAGTACAAGACCTCCAAATAGGTAAGAAAGCACCAAGGTATGCTTACTTAGCCCCATTATTCAAACAAGCTAAGACCGTTGCTTGGGATGAGTTAAAGAGATTATTAATAGATTTTCCAGATGTTAAATTTAATGAAGCCGAACTTAGAGCAGACTTTATGGGAGCTCGCATTCAATTGTACGGAGCTGACAATCCAGACACGTTGCGTGGAATTTACTTGGACGGTGTGGTTTTAGATGAATATGCACAGATGAATCCTAAGATGTATAGTGAGGTTATTAGACCTGCACTATCAGATAGAAAGGGATGGGGTGTATTCATTGGTACTCCTAAAGGTAAGAATGAGTTCTACGATATTTACCACACATCTAAAGAAAAGAAAGGTTGGAAGAGATTCTTATTCAAAGCCAGTGAGACTGGTATATTAGACCAAGAAGAACTTGAGATGGCTAAGCAAGATATGGCTGAGACTGAGTACGAACAAGAGTACGAATGTAGTTGGTCAGCGGCACTGAGGGGAGCGTATTATGCTAAAGAATTAGAAGAAGCTTATGACCAGGAACGTATAGGTAAAGTACCTTATGACCCATCTAAGCAGGTAGTAACAGCCTGGGACTTGGGCGTATCTGACAGTACAGCTATATGGTTTGCACAGTATGATGGTAAGGCTATAAATATTATAGACTATTATGAGAACTCAGGTGAGGGATTACCTCATTATATTGATGTCTTAAATAATAAAGGTTATAGATATGGTGCTCATATTGCACCTCACGATATTGTAGTTAGAGAATTCAGTACAGGTAAAAGTAGAAAGGACCTAGCCTTTGATTTAGGTATTGACTTTCAGGTAGCACCTAAGTTAAAGGTTATGGATGGTATTGATACAGTAAGAACTACACTACACAAGTGTTGGTTTGATGAAGATAAGTGTAAGAAAGGGATTGACTCATTACTACAGTATCGTAGTAGTTATGATGATAAGAAGAAGATTTGGAGTCAGAAGCCAGTTCACGACTGGACCTCACACGCAAGTGATGCCTTCAGATATTTATGTGTAACAGAACCAGTGTTTGTAGGGAACGACAGTGTTTGGGGTAGAGAATTACCTAAACAAGATTTAAGCTGGGTGATATAAGGAGAGGGTATGAACGAAAGATGGTTAGTAAATAAAATTACTGAGATGGCTGAAGATATTAAAGACCTTAAGGAAATTATTAAGGCAGTGCCAAAACCAACTCAACCAAATAAGAAGAAATAATTTATGGCTAAACGAATGACTAAGAGCGAACTATCCGCCCATATAGAGCACGAGATACAAAGCTCTCTTGGGTATGGTGATGGTAAGCTTACACAGCAACGTACTGATGCGATGGACCGTTACTATGGTAAGAAGTATGGTAATGAGCAAGAAGGTCGTTCTCAGATTGTTACACGAGATGTAGCTGATGTAATCGAATGGATTATGCCTAGCCTGATGAAGATATTCACAGGTGGTGATAAGGTAGTACAGTTTGAACCTCAAGGTCCTGAGGATGTAGAGGCAGCTAAACAAGCCACTGACTATACGAATCACGTTATTATGAAGCAGAACCCAGGCTTCAATATTATTTATTCTTGGTTCAAAGATGCTTTGTTACAGAAGAACGGTATTGTTAAACACTACTGGGATGACACCACAGAAGTAACTAGAGAGGAATATAAGAACCTCACAGAAGAAGAATTTACAGCCCTACTAATTGATGATACAGTTGAAGTAGTAGAGCACACAGCATTAGGTGAAGAGATAGAGGAAGGTATGTTACCTCAACCTGTCCTACATAATGTTGTAGTTAAAAGAACAAATGAGAGTGGACAGGTAAGAATTGAACCTGTACCACCAGAAGAATTTCTAATTAATAAATATGCTAAGAGTGTTGAAGATGCTCGCTTTGTAGGTCACAGAGTTAAAAGAACTCAGAGTGATTTACTTGCACAAGGCTACCCTAAGGCTAAGATAGAGAGAGCATTCTCTGCTGACGAGGCTGACTGGAGGTCTGAGCGACTTGCAAGATTTGATTATGATGGTGACTCTGTATATAGCGGAGATGTTGATGAGGGTATTTGGGTAACTGAATGCTACGTCAGGGTAGACTTTGATAATGATGGTATTGACGAATTAAGAAAAGTAACGAAGGTTGGAGATGAGATTTTAGATAATGAGGCAGTGGACAGTGTTCCCTTCTCCTCCCTTACACCTGTTCCTATGCCTCATAAGTTCTACGGTCTGAGTATTTATGACTTAATCTCTGACCTTCAACTAATTAAGACTACCTTAATGCGTAACTTATTAGATAATATGTATCTAACAAATAATGGGCGTTATGAAGTAGTCGAGGGTCAAGCTAACTTAGATGACCTAATGACCAGCAGACCAGGAGGTATCGTAAGAGTACGTACTCCAGGTGCTGTTAGTCCTTTAGCCACACCACAATTAGACCAAAACTCTTTCAATATGCTGGGCTACTTAGACAGTATCAGAGAAGAAAGAACTGGTGTTAATAAGAATAGTATGGGTATTGGAGATGGTGGATTAAAGTCACACCAAACTGCTACTGGTGTAGCACAAGTTATGACAGCTGCTCAACAGAAGATTGAACTAATTGCTAGGGTATTTGCAGAGACAGGTATGAAGGACCTGGCTACTAATGTGTACCAACTAGTACAGAAGTTTGAGTCTCCTGAGAAGATTGTCAGACTAAATAATAAGTGGGTTACACTATATCCTGCTGACTGGAAAGAGAAGTTAGATTGTACTGCACAGGTAGGTCTTGGCTTCGGCAACAAGGATATGAACCTTATGCACTTAGGTCAGCTATCACAAACTATTCAAATGGTTGCACAACATCCTAGTGCTGGTATGTTAATTAAACCTAAGAATGTATATAATCTTATTGCTGAACAGATTAAAGCTATGGGTATGAAGAACGTAAACGACTTCATTACAGACCCAGGTGAACAAGAGATTCAACAACAAGGTCCTAGTCCTGAAGAACAGGCTAAGCAAGCAGAGCACCAACTTAAGGCAGAAGAACTGAAGCTTAAGTTACAGAAGATGCAAACTGAATCAGCTCTTAAACAGAAAGAAATGGAGCTAGATGCGGCACTATCACAGCAGGAGCTGGAGCTTAAGGCTTCAGAAGCTCAAGTGGATATGCAAATCAAAGCACAAGAACTAGAGATTAAGAAAGCAGACTTAGCTCTTAAACAACAAGAGTTATTATTAGAGAGGGAACAAGGAAGACCTGTGGCAATAGGTCCAACATAAGGAGAGACGTAAGTCTCAACTATGAGTATAACGAATAGGGAGAAATAATGAAGGGAAGTAAGAAGGGAGAAGAAGTAAGAAGGGGTCAGGATGCAGATAGATTTGTTAAAGACCCCTTATATAAGGAAGCTTTTGAAGTAACAAAGGAACATTTAATTGAACTCTTGTTACAGACAAAGATTAGTGAAGAGGTAGAAAGAGATAGAATTTATATTACCATTAAGAGTTTAGATTTGATTGACCAACATATTAAATCTGTACTTGCTACTGGTAAGCTGGCTGAAGGACAGAATGAATTTTATCAAGATACAAACAATAATTAAAAACAAGGGAGATAACTATGGATTCTGTAGAGAATAACCAAGAAGTTACACAAGCGTTCGAAAGAACACAAGAAGGTTCGCCAGAAGAGGCGACAAATAAAATCCTTAATATGTGGGAATCATCAGATGACCAACCTACAGACGAGGAAACTGAGACTACTGTTGACGAGGAAGTGGTTGAAGAAACAGAGGAAGATGAAGTTGAAGCTTCTGAAGATTCCGTTGAGGAAGAAACTGAAGAAGTTGTAGAGGAAACTGAAGAAGGCGAAGAGGAAGAAGAGGTAACAGAAGACCCTAGCTATACTATTAAGGTAGATGGTGAAGAGTATGAAGTTAACTTAGAAGAACTCAAAGCTGGTTATCAAAGACAATCTGACTATACTCGCAAGTCTCAAGCATTAGCTGAGGGTCGTAAAGAAAACGAAGCAATTCAATCTGAACGTATCAAGCTAGAGCAAGAGAGACAAATGTACGCTAATGGCTTAGCGATGTTAAAAGAACAACAGCAAGCTAAACTTCAAGAGTTTAAAGATGTAAACTGGGATGAACTTAAAGAGGAAGACCCATACGCCTATATGCTCAAGAAGGACGAGTACCGAGATGCACAGGAAAAAGCAAGGAATGCTACACAACAACAACAGATTGTGAAGCAACAACAGCAAGCACAAGAGTCACGGGCTAGAGCAACTTTTGTTCAAGACCAATACTCTCGGCTAGTTGAAGCATTACCTGAGTGGGGTAACAAAGACTCTACTGTTAAAGATGATATTAGGAAATTTGCTATTGAATCTGGGTACGCCCCAGAAGAAGTTGACCAACTAGCAGACCACCGTAGTGTTCTTATTCTTAAGAAAGCTATGGAGTTTGACAAGTTGACAACTAAGGTAAAGCCTAAGAAGAAAGCAGTAAAGAAAGTTCCTAAGGTACAAAAGTCTGGAAGAGGTAAAGTTAAATCTGAATCAGCAAACGAAGCAGCCAAAAAGAAACGTGCAAGGTTAAGGAAGTCTGGACATCAAGATGATGCCGCTTCCGTATTTTATGATATGCTATAGTAATGATACTGTAGCTACAATATAAGGAAATAATAATGGCTACTAATTTTAATACTTATGATGCACAAGCAATCCGTGAGGATTTGTCTGATGTAATCTATGATATCAGTCCAACGGATACTCCGTTCCTGTCTGGTATCGCAAAGAAAGGTAAAGTAAATAACACTTACTTTGAATGGCAGACTGATGCACTAGCAGCAGCTTCTGGTTCTAATAAGCACGTTGAAGGAGCAGCAGTAGGTGCAGCAGCAACAACCGCTACTACTCGTCTAGGTAACTACACACAAATCTCTAAGAAGGTTGTTGAGGTTACTGGTACTCAGGACACAGTTAACAACGCTGGTAAGAAGTCAGAGATGGCACACCAGTTGGCTAAGGCTGGTAAAGAAATCAAACGTGATATGGAAACTACACTACTTGCAGACAACGCGGCTGCAGCTGGTAATGCTTCTACAGCACGTGCGACTAAAGGTGCGGCTAACTTTATCACTACTAACGTAACAGATGCGGGTACTTCAGGTGCTCACGCTGCTATGGTAGAGGCTGATGTAACTGCAGTTGCAGAGAATATCTGGACTCAAGGTGGTAGTGCTTCAACTATCCTATTAGGTGCTACTAATAAGAAGTTGATTACTGGGTTTGCTGGTCGTGCTGACCAAACTCAGTCAGTTGTTGATGACAACAAGACTGTTTACAACGCAGTAGACGTATACGTTTCTGACTTCGGTACTTTCAACATTCAGTTGGATAGATACTGTGACCAGGATGTAGTATACTTCTTAGACCACGATATGTGGAGTGTTGACTACTTACGTGATTTCCAGACTGTGGATATTGCTAAAGAAGGTGACTCTGACAAGAAGATGCTTTTAGTTGAGTACGGCTTACGCTGTGGCAACGAAGCAGCTAACGGTAAGATTCGTTACACAACTGGTTAATAGCTAGTTGACTTAGACCCTGGCTTAGGCTGGGGTCTTCACATTAGGAGAAGATACAGATGGCATTAAATAATCAAATAGTTGAGAACTTAGATGGCTCACTGACCAGTGTATCAACCCAAAAAGACCAAGAGATTAAAGAGATAGTAGAAGCTAATGCTCTACTTAAGTTTGATTCAGCCAGAAGTGGTGGGTCACAATACAAAGGTGATTCCCAATTATCACACAGGGTGGCTAGAATCCCTATGATTGCTGTAGAGCAGATGATGAGAGATGGTATATGGGGCAATCAAGAACGTATGAAGGAGTGGCTAAATGACCCAGTTAACGCTCCATTCAGAACAACTAAAGGTAAACTATAGATGGCACTAAGTACATACGCAGAACTAAAGACAGCAATAGCAGACTGGTTAGATAGGTCAGACTTAACTACTAATATCCCTGACTTTATTACTTTAGCTGAGGCTAGAATTAGCAGAGAGCTACGTATTCGACCACAAGAAGTACGCTCTACAATGACTACCACTACTGGTAATAAGTATCACGCGTTACCTGGTGGTTACCTTAGTATGCGTAACATCCAACTTAATACTAACCCTACTACACCTCTTGAGTTTATTACTCTTGAAATGTTAGATAGATTGTACGGTTCAGATACCACTGGTAAACCAACCGCCTATTCTATCGTAGGAGACGAGATTCAACTAGCACCTATACCTGACTCTACCTACACAGTAGAAGTCGCCTATTATAAGAAATTTGACACCCTAGGAGATGGTACTGGAGGTACAGTAACTAGCAACTGGTTAACAACTAATGCACCTGACGTATTACTTTATGGTGCTTTATTAGAAGCAGAACCTTTTCTTAAGAATGATGAAAGAGTACCTACGTGGCTTAACGCTTATAAAGAATCTATCAGTAAGCTACAATTAGCAGACACTGCAGACAGGCACTCAGGCTCTACTATGAGAGTGCGTACAGTATATTCAGGTGTTGAAGGCTAATGGCTCAGAGTACCTGGGCAGCTAGTTCAGATACCTGGGGCACTACACACGTATGGGCTAATGAGACATTTTCCCATAGTGCAACCATAGCAGGTACTTCAGGAGTAACAGATAATGCTACTGCTACCTTTCCTGTCAGTGCTGATATAACACAAATATTATTATCAGAGCTACACGAAGAAGATAGAGTAACTTTACTTAATGGTACACTAGGTTCAGCTTTAGGTTTAACTGCCTCAGGTGTATTGATAATTCCTGCTTCAGGAAGTATGAGTCTAATAAGTACAACTACAGATTCAGCTACACATAAAGCAGTAGGAAGTGCAACACTGGGTGCTAACGTATCCACTAGTGATTCAGCTAACACAGTGTACCCATCTACAGCAACCTTCTCTTCAGTATTAAATAATGTAGATGATGAAGATAAGGTTACATTATTAAGTGTTGCATTAGAAACAAATTATGGTATAACAACAGGGTCAGTTCTTAAAGCAGTTGGTCTAGCCACACTGCCTACAAGCACTGGTGTTGTTAATAATATAAATTATCCAGAGTCAGTTAGTATGACTACGAACACATCTAGTTCGTCAGCCTCTAATTTCTTATGGAATACAGAAACAGAATCCTCAGACATTTGGCTGGTGGGTGCTAAGGCATCCTCTACCTGGTCAGAGAACACAAGGGTCTCAGATACTTGGACCACAAGTACAGAAGCCACTACCACCTGGACTGATACAACAGAGGATACTACAGAGTGGGATAATCAATAATAGGAATATATATATGAACGCAATAAATAACCTAGGACTAACTAATATCTGGTCAGTAACTTGTCTGGATAAAGATGGTAACATTAAGTGGTCCGAGACAAAGAAGAACTTAATTACAACTGAAGGTCTAAATCATATTTTAGATACACAGTTCCACGCAGGTACACCAGTAACAACTTGGTATATTGGTCTTAAAGGCACAGGTACTCCAGCAGCTGGTGACACCTTAGCTTCACACGCTACTTGGTCAGAGGTATCTGGTTACTCAGGTACTAGAAAGGAATGGACAGAAGGAGCAGCTAGCTCAGGCAGTATGACTAACGCCTCTAGTGTAGACTTCTCAATCACAGGTACAGCAACAGTAGCAGGTGCATTCTTAGCTTCAGCTACATCAGGTACTACTGGTACACTGTATGGTGTTGTAGACTTCGCATCTAGTAGAGCAGTTATCTCTGGTGATACACTACAGGTAACGGTAACAGTAACAGCAGCATCATCTTAACAAGAGGTAACTTATGAGTCTTGAAAGCTTTAATTATATTGATTCCCTGAACAGTGCGAATCCAACAACAACAGATAACGTATCAGAAGGTGATGACCACATTAGAGGTATCAAGTCTACACTCAAGACTACGTTTCCTAATATCACTGGTGCGTTAACTCCTACACATACAGAGTTAAACTACGTTGATGGTGTTACCTCAGCAATCCAAACACAACTAGATACACACACAACTAATATCAGTTCTAAGCTACCTCTAGCAGGTGGCACTCTAACTGG